GTACGGAATTATGGTTTCTTCCGTTAACGCATCAACAACTGTATAATACGTAGTTTGAGGCAAATATTTTACGGTCTGTATTGGAAATACATTTGTTGGAGATTTTTGTGGATATTTGTCTCTCGCATATATTCGTATTTTAGCAATCTCAGTATCTTTATACGTAGGTTTTACGCGGGTATATGTAGTATATGATTCAGTATCAATCGGAGTAAGAGAACCCGTTGTAAAAGTACTATTATCCCAATACATTGTTATTCTAGGAACATATATAGTATTTGTTTCTCTACTAAAAAATCTTACATACCCCGTAACTGCTGGGTTAGCTTCATCGGGATCTGAATATTGTAATAAAAATCCATAATTAGGAATCGTTGCCCCACCAGAACCACTTAACCATACTTTTATAGCATTGGTTACATCCATATTAAGATCGGTCGTACGATATGAAAATGATTCTGACGTAATTAATCCTGCAGTTGAACCTGCAGATGCGGATTGAAACATCCAAGAACCGCCACCGTTTACCGATCCTGATACGTATAATGTACTAGATCCAATTTGTATGTTTTGACTACTAGAATACCAAGAACTGCCCGATAATGGATAATTCCAACTTACGCCATCGATTGTTGGAGAAGATTCCATTCCAGTTCCATTTATCCAATTTTGTCCTACTAATTTTGCATAAATAGAATATTCTGCGGGTAAATTTTTTGCATGAGAAGTAAATAATTGTAAAACAAATTTACAATCATTAACCGTTTTTCCATATTTAGACAACGATGCAGAAATTTCAGACATATCAAATTTTATGACGGATCTGGATTTTAATAAAGTTTCGCCTTCGGTATCTAAACGTTTACCAATTTCTAATATTTCATCAAGTCCCGTATTATATGTAGGAGCTGATTCATATAAAGTAGCATCTTGTTGTGCATAAAATATTCTAAACATTTATTGTATCCTTTAATAATTTACTACTTTACCTCGTATATCTTGATTTGGAAATTTAACTTCAAAAATACTAGGATCTAATGACGGATAAATTACTCCATTTCTAGTAGCCGTAGTTAAATCGTAAACGTTCCCGGAATATCCATCTCCGGTTTTGTATAAATTTTTAAATTCAACTCCAACTACAGATTGTACTCCTGGAACATTAGCTAATGTAGTTAATGCATCAGATTTTATAATAGGTTGATTTATTTGCCAACGATCCGTATTAAATAAATTTCTAAGTTCATCTATGCAACGAAGTTTAACTACATTACTATTAAAATTAGGTAATACCGAAATTTCAAAATCTATACCAATATTAATTATAAATGCATCTTTTATATTAATTGCATCCGTTAATATGCGATAATAATCTAAATATGTTTTTAAATTTTCTTTAACCGCATCATTAACTGCTGTCAATTGTTTGTTTTGATCATAACCTAAAACATACATATTCATTGCTAATGGATTTGAAATTCTTCGTACTATTGCATCTTGCTGAGTAATTTGGTCATCAGGCACGATGTATGCTTTAGCAATGCTTCCATATTTAGATGGCATTGAATATGCACGAATAATGTAATCCTCTCGGGTCACTAAACGATTTTGTGTTGCAAAGTTTGCTAATGCGTTGTTTTTAATATCAATTAACGTGTCTGCAGTTTTGCCACCAGATGCAGGATTTGGATTTGAAACTGCTACTGATGATTTTACAAAATTAACTAATCCTGCATTGTTTGTAGAATTAATATTTTCATTGAATTCTACAAAATTTATAGATTTTAATGTATTTGCTGGAACATTGTCTTCAATTCCATTTCCTACTGTATATGTAATAGTTAATGTAGTATTTGCTGGAGCTTGACCATATGTTCTTGTATATAAAAAATTAGAAGGATCAATATCGATATCTACGGATCTTCTAAAACCAGCTAATCCATTTCCTACGTTATCTGGATTAGGAATTATTTCTTCATCGTTGTTATCGGAAATTCCTGCTCCAAATTGAATTTCTAAACGATTATCACTGCGTAGTCTAGTTATAAAACGTTTTGCAGTTTTCTTCATTTTTAAAAGACTCGGTGCTGATGATCTATATCCAACTAAATCCGGATCATTTTCTAAAAGATTTGGTACATCTTCGAAGATAGTATCTTGTGCTAAATATGGTACTTGATACCAATTATCGCCGTCAGATTCTACAACTGAAATTATTTCAATAATATTTGTATCAGCTAAAGTTATTTTATCATATGCTACAGGAGATCCGAACGTAAACGCAGCAGTTTTTACTTGGCCAGAAACGGCTTTAACTGATTTTTTAAGCAAATAATATGTAGGCTGATTTGTTGTAGTATTAGTTTCATATATCGTAACTTCGGTAGGATTATATGAAGATGAAAATCCAAAATCAACATCTTCTAATGTTCTAAATACAGACAAACCATTTTGTTGTTTTACTTGCATTCCCGATCTAATAGAAAGTGCGTAATTAAAATCAGGGGCTACTGCTGCACCAGATCCTATAGAAGGAACTAGTTGATATACGTCTAATGTACAATGAGCTGCTACGGAATTATTTGGTTTATATCCTAAAGCACGTGCTAAATCAAAAACATTACCGCGTTCAGTTGCACGTTCTAATAAAGATTCTCGTAAGTTAGTATCAGCATAAAATGAAAGTACATCTCCTACGTATGATGCTAATTCTATAAACAACATACCAGGGGACGATTCATTAAAGTCTGTATAAGACGTTGGAAAATACTGTTTAGTAAATTCAATTAGATTTTTTCTAAATTGTCCAAAATCTTTACCTAAATATGATACATCTTTTTTGGTTTCCATGCTTTCGCTCACGCTATTGTTATAGTATTGTCGTTATTTGCATATACAACTATACTGTCAGTACTAAAATTTTCAATATTATATGTTATAGTAATTGCGAGAAAATGTGGTAATGTAGGATCATCCTCAGCAGTTACAGTATTAATATTTTCTATTACAACATAAGGCAACCAAAGATTTATTGGCTCTACTAGTATTTCGGAAATATCTTCTTTAATTTGTACGGTATTTGGTTCAAATAATAAATTTAATAAATTGGTACCAAACGTAGGTTGCATATATCGTTCCCCAATTCGAGTAAATAACAAAGTTTTTAAATTTTCTTTTACTTGTTCTCGTACGGAATATATGCTTTTAAAAATAGAATTTGCATTGGTAAATTTTACACCCAGTCCAATTTCGTTAACAGCATCAACAGCTTGGGTTATATTTTCGTATACAAATGCCATTAATTAGATTTCTTTTTATTTATTGCTTTCATTAATGAAGAATAGTCTCTAGTCAACGCTTGTTGAACTTCGGGAGCTACATCATATACTTTACCAGTTTCCGGATCTTCCATTACTTGTGGAGCTTGTGGAGCTAAACCCATAGCCGATTTCATGTTTTGGCGCATTGCTCCAAAATTCATAGCATCTTTAGATGTCATTCGTATTTCTTCCATTCCTTCTGCCATTAAATCTTTAAAACTATTCATTGCCGCAGATCCTTGTTCAGTTAATGGATCTGTTTCGTTTAGTACCGATGCCCATTTATTCTCGGAAAATTGTACTGCTGGTTTTCGTTTCGGTGCCGCCGGTGGATTTCTATGACTTGGCATATTTGTTGCGCGAGCTGGTTGTTTCATTTCCGTAATTGTAGATTGTAACCCTTCTCGAAGAATTTCAGTTAACTCTTCTTTAATAACTTCACGCACGGCTACTTTAAGTGCTTTTATTAATGTTTTTGAATCCATATGAATATTATTTATAATAAATATCAAGTTATATAAAATATGGTTTACTACCAACTAACAGAATCTACTTTAGGACCATATACCGTTTGATTTTCGGTATTTATATAATAGTCGCCAGGTTGACCTATATTAGATGTTGGAATACCGGTACCGTATAAAACTTTAGATGGCGCTTCATTTAAATTTGTTATTATGTCAATTTCATTTATAATTAAAGTTTGTATAGCTTGAAATCTTTGCAATAAATCTTCATCTGAAACATTGATTGTTCTGTAAAAATCACTAGGGTATTGTTGTTCTAAATCTTGCAATTGAATGGATATATCCAAATTGGTAGTTCCAACATTATTTGAATTGCAAATACTGTCAATAGTATTATTTGCGTTTGCTATTAAGTTCGATGTTTTATTAAGAGAAATATTAATCGTATTAACTACTCCTATTAAATATTGTATACAACTTTCGGAAATTTGTATTAATTCCGCCATGGCAGTTAAAATTTGATTAATAGGCCCTTGCGGAACACCGGGAACTGCAGGTATAATAATTTGTATACCACTTATTACGTAGCCTAATCTAATTAAAAAACGAAATGATCCGGTTATTTGTGGTAAAAATTCAAATATTTGTTCAATTTGATTTATAATATTTTGTAATTCGGCTATTTTAGCTTTTAAATTTAATATTTCTGCATCATCGCAACTTGCATTAGCTGATAAAGATAATAATGAATTTTGTAAATCCGTTGTAGTTTCTTCAAGCAATGATATTTTAGATTTCAATATTGGAAATAATGAATCTAAAATTTTAGTAGGTATTTTTGGAATCTGATTATATGGAGCTATCGTAGCCATTAAAATGTATCCTGTTGTATGTTGTTATTTTTTAATTTGTTTATTTCATTTTGGTATTTAGTAAAAAATGTTGGATCTGATATGATTATCGGAGCTCCGTTGCTATCACGTAATGAAGTTGTAATAGTTTGTAAAAATAAATTGAATAAATTTTCAACGGATGTACTATGCAATCCAGGTTCTTTTTCTTTTTTGATACCAATTGATACTACGGGAGCATTTAATTCTACAGCCAGTTGCGAATCTAATACCACTACATCCGTTTTAGATTTTAAAACGATTCTATCAGCAACTCCAATAAATTGAGAACGATTAAATGAAGATGCTGAATATTTAGATTGAAAAATTGTATTATTTAATCTGAATTCTGGTAAAGTTTGCGTACTAGTTAAATATAAAGAAGAATCGTCAGTTTGTATATTTTCTGCGACAAATTTTCTATTAGATAAATTTTTGCGTCCATTAGACAAAACAATAATAGGTTGCGTAGTTAAATGATCATTGGAAATTTCACCGCGCCATGGGGGTTGTATAGTATAAGCTCCGCCAGATCGTATGGTATTTGAAAAACGTATACTATTACCAGTACGTCCTTCTAGTATAAAATCGCCTTCATATGGTTGTATAGGCGAAACTGATTTCAATTGGAATGTTTTACCGGGATTTGCTTGTAAAGAAATTTCGTTAACGGCTCTGTCAGCAATTCCAGGTAATAAATTTGCATTCATTGAAGATTGTACGTCAATCGTTGTTAAATAATACCAAGATTCTCTTCTTTTAGCTGATGTGGAATCTTGATTAAAAGTTCTATAAATTAAAACAAATTCACCTACTAAAGGAATCCGTTTCATATTCATATCAATCGGTCTAGCTATAAACGGTTTTTCGTTATAATAACTATTACAAGATTTAACTCGTAATGCAAACAATTTGTTAACATTACCATCCGGCTGAGATGGATCTATGTATTGATATGTATAATCATATTCTAATACTTCTGCAACGTCAAATTGAACGTTATATTGTTCCATTTACATCCTTCGACAATTTAGATTTTACAGTTTCAATTTTTTGATTTAAAATAGTATCTTCATCCGTAATTCTATCAATTTCATCTTCTAATTCTGCGGATAACGTAGCTTCAGCAACTTTAAGTAATTGTTGTTTTTCTTCATCACTTAATAAACCATCAGCACCCGCAATTGTTTGTTTGGTTGAAATGAAACGTTGTACGATTGCAGTTAGTTTAACTAGATGATCGTCATTTTTAACGGCAACATCTAAATATTCTTTGATAAGTGGTACAATAATAGTAGCATCCGATGCATTACGAATAAGTGGCTGTAACTGAGCAATAAGCTGATTAATTTGTCTATCTTTCTTTTTAGAATTATGATAAACATCGGACATTAAATCTGCAAAGCTAGTACCTTTGAATAATTCATCATTTTTGTCCATACCGTAAATCCTTTATATATAAATATCAAAAGGGGAGTTTTACGAAATTTCTTTGTTCATACTCTTTAAAATTTTCTTCGTAGATTTGTTTTAGAACTTTAACTACTCGAGTAACCGAATTTGTTTGGGATGCATCTAATCCGGTCCGTTCTCTTATTAATATGTATAAACGTTTTTTGTTGAAATCTTCAATCAATTCTCGATTTTCAAAGATATGTAATATCGAATCGGCAACGTGTATATCAGTTGGATTTGTAAAAATAAAATTTAAATTGTCGTAACAATATTCAACATAACCATCCATGAAATATTCTAAAACTTCTCGCATTTCTTCGTTATGCATCTCTGTTATAACATTTCGTTGTTCATCGATATCTAATTCTTGCGTAGCTGCTTTAAGCTTCTTATACGCTTTTTCATTTTCGCCTATTAAATAATTGTATGATGTTCTTGTATAATAAGAATATGCTTTGCCGGCGTCTGGATTAAATTTAGATAAACGTTCCGTTAAAAATGTAACTAAATCGGTTTGTAAATCAGTAAACGTAGAATCAATGTACGTAGGCTTAATCGTATTAATAAGATTTTCAGCCATTTTCATAAATGCTGGATAAATGAATCTTCGATAAATTTTTTCTCTAGTTATAGATTTATCGGTTTTATTGTATGCTAAAATTGCTATTTCTGTGATTTTTGTAAAGTAAACATTACTTTTCTTCTTGCGTTTCGCCATCGAATTCTTCTTTAAGTTGTGTTACCACTTCATTTAACAATTGGAATGTAGTTCCAGCTTCATCATCTTTTTCAAATGCCCCCAATCTATCTATATTCTGCATAACATTGTATGCTTCTAAAATTTTAGCATACATATACCGATTAGTTACTTCTAAATTTTCTTGATAAATCTGCGTTTCTTCAATAACTTCTTGTGCTTCAGCTAATACTCCCGCTAAATACCAAACTCGATATCCGGCATAAACGCATACACTTAACAATAAAATGCTTGTAATAATTAAAAATATCATGATTAATCTTGTTTAAATGCATTAAAAATATCCGTTAGAGTTCGTTCAACAGCTGGATTATTTTCTGCTAAGTTTTTTAAACCATTTGATTTTGTTACTTTGCTTTTTTCGGTAACTGGTTTTGGAGTTGAATTGTCTCGGTTTCTCCAACGTTCATATTCAATTTGAGATGCCATATGATCTGCATGATGTAATAATAATGGTAAATTGGTTTTCAATTTAGCTTGTGCGGATCTTGCTATGAAATACGGCTTATTAGCATCATCATACATTCCGTCATGGATTCGAATTGCTTGATATTCATTCCAAGAAGTTTTAACTTCAT